TGCTCTAGCCGGAGCCTTAGCAGGTTTTTTGGCATTTAAAGCAATTACAACTATTCAATCTATTATCACAGGTTTCAAATTAGCACTTTTAGCAGTTAAAGGCGCAGTTTTAGCTTTTAACGCTGCAATTGCTGCTAACCCACTCGGAGCATTAGTAGTCGCTATTACTGCTGTCGTAGGTGCATTAGTCTGGTTTTTCACCCAAACAGAGACGGGTAAGCAGATTTGGAGTGCTTTCGTTGATTTTGTAGTAGGCTTGTGGAATGGTCTTGTAGAGTTCTTTTCAGGTTTATGGACAACCATATCAGAAGGAGCAATAAACCTTTGGAATGGGGCTGTAGAAGTCTGGAATAGTGTGATTGAAGGAATAAAAATCGCTTGGAATGGAATAGTAGAATTCTTTGTTGCTTTGTGGGAAGGTATTTCTAGTACCGCTACAGCTGCATGGACTACAATTACAGAAACAGTAATGGCCATCGTCCAGCCTTTTATTGATGTTTTTATGTCTATTTGGAATGGAATGAAAGATGGTCTAGGTCAGATTTTCGAAGGCATTAAAATGATTTTCAGCGGGGCCTGGGAATTAATAAAGAGCATTGTAATGGGAGCGGTACTATTTATCATTGATTTGGTAACTTTAGACTTTACAAAAATGGGTGAAGATCTAGGATTGATTTGGGAAAGTATCAAATCTGCCGTGTCAATGATTTGGGATGGTATCTGTACTTATTTTAGTGGGATTATTTCTACAATCATAGGATACTTCACTGGTGCTTTCGAAGGGCTTAAGACATTCTTGTCTGGAATCTGGGATTCTATAAAGGCAACAGCGGAAGCCATGTGGAATGCAATATGTCAAGCTATTCTTGGCATTATAGATGCTTTCATAGCTAGCGCAAAAGCCCTTTGGGAAGGTTTCAAATCTTTCATGTCAGGATTATGGGAAGGCATCAAATCTACAGCAATAGGCATGTGGGAAGGTATCAAATCTGGTCTTGGAAGTATTTTCGATGGAATTGTCACTGGTG